AGCAGCTTCTTCAGAAGCAGCTAACGCTTCTTGGTCTAGATTCTCGTCTGAAGAATACTCTTGATCTACCACAACGGTATCTTTAAGAGTTCCGATTAAATCTTTAACATCTCCCAAATCTTTAGCTACTCTTTTAAAATCAACCTTAGTTGAAGTATACTTGCTTGTGTCTTTGCCTTCAGCTAAGAGGTCTCCGTAACCAGCAGTAATAAATAGTTCACTTATGTAGCTATTAACATCAATAACCTCAACCCCACTCTTGCCTTTTAAAATACCTCCTACTTCTGAAAGTACTTGCTTTAACACAGAACCTTTAGGTGCTAAACGAGACAAAGCCTCAAAAATAACTACCTGGGTATTTGCGAGGCTTTTAAAAGTAGAGACATCTTGGAGATTTTGGATATTAACTCCATACTTTTCATTGATGGACTCAATAAACATTTCTTTCACTTCTTTCTTAGTTTCAAAAATCTTGGAAGAGAAAGCTTGAATATCTTTCTCAGCAACTCCAATCCCATTGGTTTGCCCCAGGCAATTAGAAAAAGTGGTATACAAACTCTTTTTGGAAGCTAAAGCAAGATATGGAACTTCGCGCAAAGCTTCAGAGAGTGCTTCCACAATCTTTTCATCACTTTCGAAGATCATACTTGAAAGTTTTTTAATGCTAGTGTTACTTGCCCAAATTGTATCAAAGCTCTTTTTAGATTCAAGTAATTCCTTTTTAATAAGTTCCTGACGGCAAATCATTTCATAGATTGAATTCTGTTTCCCATCCTTAAGAATATAAGAACGATCTTCCTCTAAGGTTTCGTAGTTAATTCTAGGAAAGTTAAAGGCATTAGACACGGTGTTAGAAAGATTTACTGCATTTCGGACTTCAGGAACCGAAGAGATTTTTTCAAAGTTTTCTTGTAGAAACTCAATAAATTGAGGATGAACTTCTAAAAGTTTTTGAAATTCATCCGTTTCAACAATTTTTTCCATAGACTGAAGTTTATATGCTTTCTCTAAAAGTTTTTGTTGAATTGAGCCTAATTTAATTCTATTCTCCCAAAGAGATAAAATGTCAGAGAAAGAGCTATCAGCAGATCCATATTCTCCATAGTGAATATTTTCCACAAAAGAGTGGATCTTATCTCCAACAAAAGCATCAAACTCAGTACCGTCCTCAAAGACAGATGAATCTTGAACTTTTATATTTTTAAGGGTTATATCCTGTTCTAAAGAATAAGTACCGCTAATAACTTTGCTATTTTCTGTTAAGTAAGTAACAATAGAATTAGTGCTGTCAATAGAGAAAAGACTAATATTCTCTCTTAAGGATCTACCCATACAATCTCCCAATTTCACTAAAAGGGAAATCGTTTTATCTCTTTCTTCAAATAATTTCGAAAACATATTTTTTTCTCCAATAAAGGCTCTAACTTATATATGTAAGTTTCCTGCGTTGTTAGCAGGTTTTTGTTGCTCTTTTTCAATTATTCTAGATATTACTTCTTTTTTGTCTTCATCTAGAACTGAATCCAGTATGATTTCTAAACTTGAAATCTTACTCTCATTTGCCGTTGGCGGTATATTCTCCGCTCCTTCTTGCCCTCCTGCCTCCATAGGCCCAGGTCCCGCACCTCCAGCCGCCTCAGCAGCTTCCGCTTCTTGCTCTGCTGACTCTTCTTGCTCGGATTGAATTTGTTGCTTCATTCTATCAATTTCTTCCTTAGTCATATCATAGTATTCTTTATAAATCTCCTCAGAAGAAAAAAGTCCTAACCCTTGAACAGCTTGAATAACTCTTGTTTTTTGTTCATCAATATCAAGCTTTCTCTTTGCTGACATATCAGAAGGCTCTGGTAATTGAATTCTAAGCTCCTTAATTAACGAAGCAGGATACCCTTTTAATTGTAAATGTCTTTTAGCCATATTCTCTAAACCAGATTCAATATTCACCTGAACTCGTTGAACGGTTCTAGCAAATTTAACATCCAATTGAGATAAGTTAGCTTTTCTTTCTGGAGCCTGATCTTTCTCTACAATATAGTCCTTGGGGATTTTAAGAGCAGCAAGAAGCTTATCTCTATAGTACATAACATCTTCAATCTCTCCCAGATTAGTAGCTCCAGGGAGAGTATCAATCTTAGTTCCTTTCCCGTTCTTGCTTGGCACAAAGAAGTCCTCATCCATAGACATAGGGTTGAATCTCTGATCAACGGTCCCTTGAGGAGAATTATAGTATTTTTCCTTCTTAAACTTTTCTTTCAAGCGTTCAATAAACATTTCAGCTTTACTTGTAGGAAGGTTTCCTGTATCTACATAAAAGATTCGTCTTTCGGGGGCTCTAGAAAGACGATAAATCATCATAGCATCTTCCATCATTTTAAGGGATCTAAATACGCGATGGCACAAAGCAGCAATAGATCTTCCGTAGGGATAAAAGAGAGGATCTGAAGTATGAAGTCTATAGTGAACAATTTGATTTTTGTCTAATTCAACATACTTTATAGGCTTATCAAGTCCTCCAGCCCCGCCATCTGAATACTGATATTGAATTGTTTGGCTGTCTGGAATTTCCTGAAGAAACTTTTTAAGATATCCAAATTCGTTTTCTACTCTAAGAATCCAATTAGGATTAAGAATCTTAATCTTTTTGATTCCTTCTGAAGGTCTATTTACATCTATAATAAGTTCCGTAAAACAATCTCCATACTTTACGGTATTACGAACAATATCCCACATAAATTTATGTAAATTAACTTGTTTAAATAACTCTTCAATTTCCGTCTCAACCATTCCGCTTTCTGTCTTAATATTCCACCGCTCACTTCTAGGACCTCTTTGGGTTGAGTCATCAGCATAAATATCAAAGGCTGCGCCAATTTCGGGATATTCATCCATGTCCTCATATTCTTTGTAGCGTCTGCGTCTATTAAGTTCTAATTGCGGAAGAATTGGATTCCGCTGAATTCCTCCAAGGGCTCTATCATCTCCAATCTGGTCATCCTTAATAACATCTGCTTGGATTACTGTATCACCAGCTTCAGGATGAACATTTCCTCTATCAATTAATCTTACTGCCTCCTTTTGTGCTTTAGTAGCAAAAAACTTAGCAAAAAATCTTCCTATTGGCCCAGTAGGGGTGTAGTATCCTCCTCCACGATTAGATGTACCACCAAAAGTGGTATAACCTTCTTCTAAGAATTCATCGTCTTTTTTTATTTCATCAGCCATTTGTAATCTTCCTCTGTCATCATCCCTGATTGGGTTTTAATTTTTATTTTATAATCTTTAGAAGGCATAGCAGGAGTATTAATTTGTGGCAGTCTAGAAACAAATTCAAGAGGAGTAGTCTCAATTAGATGTTTATAAGCGTGAACTGCTAAAGCTAAACTCATAATTAAATCATCATGATACCCTTTTTCTGCTTCTACTTTTCCATGTTCGTTAATAATAAAGGTCATTAGTTCATCACAAGTTCTTGTAGAGTTAATTTTAATGAGGTCAATTCTAATAGCTTCTTCTAGATCAGCTAGGATGCTGTCTCTATTCTTTGCCGTAACCTGAAATCCAATATCTCCTCGTTCGTCATCCCACAAGTTCTCATATTCGTATACATTGTTAAGCCAGTCAATTAAGTTATTTCCAATAGTGTTTCGCTCACAAATAATATAAGCAATATTATATAGCATACCTTCTGTAGCTAAAATCTTAGCAAAATCATTAATTGCTGTTCTATTAGAGTAGAACTCAGCAACCTGCTGCCCATTATACATATTTATTATATGAAAAGCGGAATAATCCCTATCTCTTCCTAACGAAGTATCACATGCAATCAGGTAAGTATACTGTGGATGAGGTTCTTGCCAAACCCGCATTCTGTTATTGTGTTTCGTATAAAAATCTTCACTTGTCTGAGAAGCTAACGCTCTTAAGATTTCTCCTTCAATATAGGTATCTCCTGTTCCAAGGAAGGAGCATTCATACTCTTGAAGCCATTGTTTGTTGGGCATATTCGCCCTAGTAGTCTCTTCCCATTTATGGATGTCTAATCCCTTTTCTCTCATAATCTCGTATAAGTGTTCAAACTTAGGATTATAATTATATTCAGGATGTTCTTTCCATCTAATGTCTATTGGATGGAAAGAGTTCCCGCCATCTAAAGCTTTTTGATATACATCATGATACCAATTACCGATTCCATTAACGGTTGAAAGAACGAAGGCTCTACCCCCTGTTGAAATAATCGGGTAAACAGCAGCCCAGATAGTGTCAATATTTTCAATGAAAGCAGCCTCATCAATAATGAGGAGGGATCCAGCTAATGAGCGTCCTGATTGTTTTCCAGATGGACGAGATTTAATAACAGAGTTGGTCTTAAGTTTGAGGGTGTGTTTATTATCCTCAATAATCCCTGGTTTTAAAAAGGATGGAAGCTCATCATACATAAGCTTAATTCTATCTAATACTTCAGTTGATTCCGCATCGCCTTTAGAGAGAATAACAACAGATTTATGCTTTTGGAAGGTAATAGTCCACAAGGAATAGGCTGCGGCAATTGTTGTACACCCAGCTTGCCTAAACTTTCTCAAGATACTAAAACGATGTCCCTCGATCTCGGAAAGAATCCTTTGCTGAAAGGGGTATAGCCTAAAGGGTACTAACCCACGGATAGGATGAGTCACCTTGATGTAATTTGAGATAAAGTACTCTGGGTCTTCCCTACACTTCCTGAATTCGTCTAATAATTGATTTTTTTCCATAAGAACTTAACATTCTGCATTATTATAGTATATGAATATACACGCTGTTATATGTACTAGGTCTAGAGAAGAAATAACAACAATGACCGATAATTTACTAGCATACTTTGCTAATGCGGGAGTAAAAGTCCTCCTAGTAGCAGGAGCATCCTCTATATTTAAAGCTTATGAAGGAGCTTATGCTAAAATTAGCCCTGACCCAGAGGACATAATCATTTTCTGCCATGACGATATTGAAATACGAGAAAAACCAGAAGCTTTTCTTAACTTTTTAAAAGAAGCCTTGGAAAATGAAGAAACAGGGTTCGTTGGACCAGCAGGAACCACACTTTTAAACGCAGATCCTGTTTGGTGGGACCAGGACAACCATCAAAAAGGCTTTCATAGGGGGAAAGTAATTCATATTACTCCTGAAGGAGAAGAGTATGAGACCTTTTTCGGTCCTCCTGGGGATGTTGTTGTACTAGATGGATTATTTATAGCAGCAAAACCTAAAGTTATTGAAGAGGTTGGATTAAAAAAGCCTGATTATTTTGTCGGGGAGTGGGATTTTTATGATCTTCACTATACCTCTCAAGCTTTCTTAAAAGGATATATAAATAAAGCCATACACTTCAATATTTTCCACAACTCTAGAGGAGAATTGGTCGGGAGAGGATCCTGGCATCAAAATAAAGAGCTATTTAGACTAAATACTTCTTTACCCTTACAACTACATATTTAAAATGAGTACAAGACTAACAAAACACAATCTTATTGGCTTTACAGGAGATGGGGACCATAAGCATAATCATTGGCCCCACCCAATAAATGAAAAATTCAATACTGAGGTTCGTTCCATAGTAGGCATCTATGGAATAGGAGCTAAATCAGATTTTCCTATCTTAAAAAGGTGTAGAGATTATCTTATTTCTCGCATCGAACTTCTAGTAGATCATAAAGTTAAAAGAGATACGGAAGAATATTACCAAGTAATGAGCCTTCAAATTAATCACGGCTTTAACAAAAAAGCTCACGAACAACAAGAATTAATTGAAAACGCTGGTCTGCTTCTTTGCGTAGGGAATTGGCGAGAAGACGATAAAGCTCTCCGACAGTATAAATTTGGAAGACTTTCAAATAAGCCAATTTATGAGATGCGGTATGATGGAAAAATCCCAATTAAAGATATCTTCCGTTACTTGCAACCAATTAGACCAATTAAAGATGAAGCGTGGGATTCAACAAAGCAAGACAATGTTCTTATCTTTGAAACCCCAGAGGGTCATCTAGAGCTTATGGACGGCAACCATAGACATGAGTTTGCCAATAGAATAGGCACTGTTACTCATCTCCAGGGCTGGATAATTAAAGAGGTTTGACGCGCAGCGTCCGATTTTTTACTTCTTTTTCTTAGAAGTCTTTTTCTTCTTCGGAGCAGGGGCCACAGGCGCAGCTTCAACAGTTCCCCTCTGAGCCATCATAGCATCCAATTTACCTTGGAGAACCCTACGGTGCCCACCTTTCGCTCTAGCAAGTCTTGCTTTTAGTTTTTCTTCATTTCTTTCCATGGTTAAAGTCCTTTCCGTGTTCTCTTTTAGATTCTTTTAAGAAGAAGTATTTAAGCTTCTTTTTTACAAGAGATAACTTCTCCCAGTATCTAGGACCTTTGTTGTTATATCTTTTATTCTTTTTATTCATTAACAGCGAGGAATATTTTTCTTACATTCATCATCTTCAGTATCCTCACAGGATTCCCCCTGCTCATCGAAGCTCTTGCCATCGGTGTCACATGTCCCATCCACACAATGTAGTTGAAGCATCCAACCTTTACCTTTTCCTTCCTCAGAACCATCGCTAGGGAAATCCTGCATCATCTCCATAATATTCCCTATTACCCCTTTTTGACTGTCTTTGTCGCCTCCACACTCTAGGGTCTTTGCCATACAGGCTAAAACCTCTGGGGTAGCCAGTACTGAATTCATAAACCATTTCGTCCAATCTGGCACCCCCTGTTTACCTTTACATTTTACAGCAGCGTCATATAGTGCGATCTTATCGTCTCCGCACAGGGGTTCGTGTGGGTTTGTCTGAGTCTTGCACCAGGCAGGTGTTCCTTTCAAAAAAACTTGGCTAGTCTTTCCGATATTCTCTGAGTTGACTTGCGCCCACTCATCTAGATTAATAGTAAGACATACCTTTTTTTTCTTGTTACCAAAACAGGGTGTAGTTGGCTCTGTCCCCAACTCCGGGACCCGATTCCTCTCTGGGGTGCAATCATATTGCATTGTCATTAGTTTATAGGAAAAATATGTAGTTCCCTTTTTCTTGTCACAGTCCCCTATTGTTGTTTCGCCTGGATCGACACGATCAACAACATCGGCACCATCAGAATCAGAATCATAACAATCACAGGTTGTCTTGGACTCACCCTTAATATACAACTTTGGTACGGATAAGTCCGTCCTCGTCAGGTCTCCAGGACTTGGGAATACAGCTTTAAAGCATCCATCAAAGGTTCTAGTCTGAAGACACCATCTTCTTTCTTGGAAGCTACGCATCTTTTTTATTTTTCTACACTAGAAGTTTCACCTTCTAAATCAAGGATCCAGTCAATCCCTTTAGCAACTCCGATTCCAACACCAACACCAAGACTAAGTAAAACTATAATCTCTGCTAAACTCATTCTATAAACTGAAAAGGGTGTTCTAAACCTGTCTTTAAATAACATTGACCAAAGTGGATTCATTTCTTACTCCCAGGTACTTCATCTACCCCATGCCCATTTTCCACAATTCCCTTTAAAATAGTACTCAGACTCGTCACTACCAGAGTTATTAGCCCCGCCACCACCGCTATGCTTTCTGATGGAATGAATTTAATACTTCCAATGAATGCGAGTACGAGAATTAATAAGTATAATCCCGCAAACTTAGCGAGGTGCTTAGAAGCAGTTTCCTTGGCACTTTCTTTAATTAACAATTCTCTAAACCTAGAATCAGCCTCAGCCTGAAGCTTTTCTACCTCAACCCTACCCTCAGCCTCTTTAAGCTTTAAAGCAGAATTTACATCAATATATCCTTTTCCATCTATCATTGGTGAGTTTCCCATTATTTATTCCTCTAATGTATTTAGATCACATCCAAATATCTTCTCATATTTTTTTTTATTATCACTTATCCCGACCGCAGCAGCAACTAAATTTCCAACTACTAGGATCAATGCTTGTACAGGGATCATTCGCCATCCAATCTTGATACTTCATTTGACAGTTGTGCCAACAAACAGAACCCTCAAATGCGAGTCCTGAATTGGGTTTTTTACAATCTTCTTCGGTACATCCTGGACCACCATTAGATCCATCCATAAGTCCATTTCCAATGCAACATAAGAAATCACAAACTTCACAATCCCCAACTTCAGCCCCACCAACCCTTCCAGGGGGAGCGGAAGTATCTCCTTGCAGTGCGTTTAGTTTTGATAAACTTTTTAGAAGTTTATAAACTGCTGTAGCACCCATCTCGGTATCCCCTATTGGAGTATCATACCGCATATCACCAGACCAACACTTACTTTTTTGGTCGCCCCCCATTCCACTATCCCCACAATGCGAAGGAATCATAGTTATTGGTAAAATTTCTTCAATTGGATCTATTCCACAACGATACCACTGTTTATTACAGTTTAAAGATGCCGAAGCTCTGCATATATTTGGAAAGTTTGCTTTACAAGGTATTTCCTTCCCAGGGGCACAACCTGGACATCTTGGCTCGTCGAAAAAGTCTTTTAAGGGTTCAGTGGATTTTCGGTTACAACAATAATACCTTCCACTGGCAGTAGTATTATTTATGCATTTTTCATCAACTGGGCACAGTTTCGGAAAATTAGGCATGCCCTTACCACCTCCAGTGAAAAACCCAACAGCATCTTCCTCATTACAAGTATATTTTGGTATCCAGTCTTTCGAATAGAATTTAACTACCTCATACCTTCTCGTCAGTTGAATACGAAACGCCATGTTAGAAATATATTTAATATCATCTTCGGTTCCCCCAGCCTTAGAACTAACATTACGACCAAGATGTTTCATATAGAAAGCATTAAGGCTAATGTTAAGATCATATCGCCAACACTTTTCTTCCTCATCCTCGCCAAAAGAGGTTTCTGGATATCCCTGGGGTGGTTGTCCGAATCTTTGCATATTAATATCCCCCTGGTACTTTGCAGGAATGAGCTTCCATAAATTTATCTATAACATACTCTAATTCCCCACAAACATGATAGTCTATTTTTTCTTTTACGCACTCAGTATCCAGAACCCACCACTCGCTGTTATCTCCGAAAGGGTTTATGCCTCTTCCTAGTACCCAGCAATTATTCATCCATTCGTCATACTCATCCGAAAGTTTTATTTTAGTTATAACCGCAATAAGATCCTCCGCAAGCTTAATGATAGCCCCAGGAATATCGAGAGCATTGATACCAGGATCCAATACATAGTC